AATCTGGCTTCTTGCACCCTTAGGAGGGGGCTGCTCTATCCAGTTGAGCCACTGAGCCATTTGTTTATCGCGCTGTAGTAACAAGATAATTTATTAGTTGTGTTTAGTTGTCTTCCTTAGTTATGTACCCGTCCCAGCCGAGGACGGACAGCATCAGGCCATCATCTGAATGGCTTTGAGATGGTCGTCGTATGTGGTGTTCATGTACCGCATCACCATCTTTAAATCGGTATGACCCAGAAGGTCAGCGATTACTTTTGCGGGAGCACCGTTACGCGCGAGTGTTGTCGCAAACGTGTGGCGCAGCGCATACATACCCACGGTCATGCCCGGATATGCTTTAGCTCGAGCCGCCTTCCAATGAGAAGGTAAGTCGTAGCTGTTCTTTATCACCCGCCCATTGACCGTAAAAACATGGCCGATGGGAGGTGGCACTGAGTAAGGTATAGCTTCCTTTGCTTTCGGATGGAGAGGAATGACACGTTCTCTTACCTTGCCAGTCCTACCCTTTATTGAGCGAAGGATAACCTTGCTGTTGGCGTAGTCAACATCATCGTAGGTGAGATTGAGAGCTTCCACTGGACGACAGCCAGTGTATCGAAGGAAAGTCGCAATGCGATGAACATCGTTCTGAAGGTTAGAGAAGATCGTATCCATCTCAACGTCAGTCAAAGTTTCATGCTTGGGATTATCCTCTGGTGGCTTGTCCACCTTGATGTACTCACGTTCACCGCGTGATGCTGCGAAGTTTAATATGGATTGCAGAGTGTTTAGCTCACGACGTATCGTTGAGTTAGAGTTACCTTTCTGTAGGTGGTACTCCTCAATGTAATCGTCTACGTCGCCTTCAGTTATGAACTTAACCTGCATTGTCCCGAAGTAATCACACAACTTCAAAGCGATTTGCTTAGTTGTCCGGCTACTGCCTGTTCGGGGTGAGGTTAAAAACTTCTTGGCTACAGTATTGAACACGGTTTTGCGTGTGCCGATTGGCTGGTGCAGTTTAATGCGCCCACTTATTACACCGTCTTCAAACTCTAAAAGACGTTGCTTTGCTACAATCCGATCTCTTGTATCTAAGGTACGACGCACACGAGTGCCCGAGAAGGTGCCGTCAACGTAGTAGACGCCTTCCCTGTCGTTCCTTTTGACAAGAGTAAATATACTCATATCTACCTATCCTTCCTTGTTGGTGCATAGAGTGGAGCGTAAGGGTCGGGCACACCTTGCTTAACATGGTCAGACCAATCGAGTGGTATGCCCCCGCTCAACCTTTCGTACTCAGTAGGGTCGATATTCTTGTAAATATCATGGGCTACAGTCGCCGCCTGTTGGCGGTTCTTTACGCCCATCTTTTTACAGACAGCACGGACGTGTAGTTTGACCGTGTTCTCTGCGACATCGAGGATTGCTGCGATGTCCTGGTTTCGTGCACCAATCTCCACTAACTGCAACGTGCAGTGTTGTTTAGTTGTCATGGATCGCATCAAAGCGATTTCGCTGGTGCTGATAGTGCCGCCTCTGTTAGACGCGCTCGGCGCGGAAGATGCTCCGCTCATCAGTTGATTGATTATGATGTCGAGCTTCGCGTCCAACCTAGCAAGTTCATAGCGTAAGTTGTCGTTAGGCAATTGATCTTCTCCTATAGTTTGTTTTTCTACATTACTATAGTTGCGTATCCGACGCACTCCTGTCAAGTCTCGAGCCATACTTTTTTTTAACCTGCCGTTTTTTGCCTGTCTTTATTCTGATGCCTCTATTCTCCACAAAACAAAAGATATTGCAAGATCATCTAGTTACACAACTGTTTGTGGGTTTCGTTGTGTATAATAATATCTTGTAAAAGAACTTCGTCATTCGCGCTCAAGTAATCTATCGTCTGTCCTGACCCAAAAAGGATGGACGAACTAACATCACAATAGCTGTTAGCTGTTATCTTTGCGCAGCCAGTCGCGAGCACTAGAAGAGAGCTCATCGTTATCCATCTGGTGAATTTCATCTTGAACATCCTTTGCTGTTCGCAAGTTGTCGAGGGCATGTTCGTCGAGCTTGCCCTTGAGCTTATCCTTTCCGCGAGACATGCCGGCGAAGTAGACGCCGAGCAATGAGATTGCGAATGCCGCAATAGCTGCGGCGTAGAGTTGGAGTTTGGAGAACATTAATGCCATCCCTCAGCCCAAGCCTTTAGGCGCTCCTTCATTATGTAGATACCGAACAGGATCGTGATGCCGGCGAAGCCCAGGATTATGTACTGCGCTGTCTCATTCATGCCAGACAAGGCGGTGACTGTCGTGCCAGCCGAGGCAACTACCGTAGCGGCGGAAGCCTTGATTGTCTTGGATTGTGCAGCCTTCGTGCGCTCTGGTTTCTTTTGCGTGGCCTCAGATAAGGACATGCCGGCCAGCCACTTCTGAACCCGGAAGCCGGGGCAGGCTTTGTTGCTCACCCGGTTGTGACCAATCACGTTGTCGTTCTTTACGTTGAACTGTTCCTGTAGCTCACGGATCAAAGAGTAGGCGCGTGCAAGCTGGACAGGAGTGTAGTGTTCCGTAGCTAAGTCGTCAGCGTCGGAACCGAAGCCGCCGATCAGACAGATTGCAATAGAGCCCGTGTTGTGGCCCTTCTGTGCGGCTGGAATTTTTTCGAGAGGGCGACCTTGTACGACCTCACCATTGCGAGAAACAAGGTAGGAGTACCCAATCATGTCGAAGCCACGGTCACGGTGCCAAGCGTCAATCTCTTTGAGCTGTGCGTTGATGCCATCCGATGCCATCCACTCTGGTCGCGTGGCGCTACAGTGGACTACAATCTTGTCGATCTTCCTCATAACCTAAACTCCCTCTTGATGCTTGAGGTTTGCTCTTCCTCAGTGAACTTTATTGTTCTTATTTTAACACTCGTCGGGGGTACGTCGTCCCAACTACGAGCGATGCAGCGGTGTATGTCGGCGCCCACAAAAACAAATACGCCTTTGTATTTCTTTCGATGCGGAAGGCCGTAGTTGTAGTAGAGGGTGGTGGGCTTGCATTCAGGGCGGCTGTAGGGTTTCGCACAGGACTTGACCTGGACACGGAACAACTCAGTCGTCTTAGGGTTCAAGCACCAAATGTCGTCGAAGGGTAGATCGACGTGGACCGCTAGTAACCCTAATTTTTGAAGGGTGTAAGCAACGAAGAACTCTTCCGTCCTACCGTTGTTGGAGTTGTCTTTACGGGACATTATCTATTGCGAAGCAATGTCTCTAGGTGCGTTATGGTTACTTTCGCTGCTGATAATTCGGAACGCAGCTCTGCTATTTCGATTAGTAGCTTCTCGATCTGTCCGGTCTTAACGTCTAATTTGTCGGACAATCTGTCTACCTGCTGCTTCAATGTAGTACCGTATTTTATTTCAGTGTCGCGCTTGTGTTTCTCTCTCAAGGAGATGAATGACCAGAAGCCAGCACTACCAGCCAATGCAAGAACGACTGTTAATAAATGTTCTATTCCCATGATCTCGTGCCTTTTAGCTGAGTGCGGCTGGGTACAGGTTTACCAAGGGGGCAGGCGGTCGGTCGTCCTTAAAGTTTATGTTTCGTAAAACCGAGCCGGGCATGAGTACAAAGGATTGACGGCGTAGCGACGGTCGTAAAACAAGCCGTTCTTTTTTTGACCGCAATCATAGTAACATACACGGATAAGGACGTTGCCTGATTTAGGAACCCAAGCGTGCGTCATGCTAACAAGAACAAGTGTGCAGATCATGAGTGCGTCACCCACGAGACAAGCGACCCCCCCAAAGGGGGTCGAGTGTCGGCTCTGCGTCTACGGCGCAAGGAAACTGGCCCCGTACAACATCAAGGCAGTGCCCGCTAGAGCTACTAATACCCCTATAGAGACGGATAATACTGCGAAGAACTTATCTCTTTTAGCCGCTTGATCTTCCAGCGCCTTGCGCTTGCGAACTCTCGCAGCGGCCTGCTCTTTGACTACCATGTCCCAAATACCCGGTGGCCCGTAGAGCTGGCAGACCGACTTTAGATCGGCTTGAGCTTGCCTATGAGCCATCTTTGCAGAAGCGATTTCAAAAGCATCAGCTTCACCCGAAGTGAGCCTGCCCAAGAAGCCTTTGTGCTTGCCGGTTTCCGCTAGGTTTATCTGAGCCTCTAGCCCAGCCAACCTACCGAAGGCAGGCATGATGCTGTGCATATCTTTGCCCGCTTTTACAGCGGAAGAAATGCTGCCAGCAATTTTTGTAACAGCACCCGCTAGTGCAATCACTTCGACGATAGCCATGTCTACTCCATTTCACGTTGACAGTGAGAATGAATGTGACTGGTTAGGTTAAGTGTGATTGTATCCGTTCACTTGGAGCCACGCTTTGTATAGCTCCTTGAACTCTTTTAACCTCATCATACATACGCTGTCGTCCAAAGCCTCGCGGTTTCTACGAGTTATCACGACAGCGTACTCTGGCGATCTTGTCTGAGCTATGTTGCGTTCAGCCTGAGCCATAGCGTCCCTGAAGTTAAGACGCTCGACACGCTTCGCTTCTACGAATAGCCCGGTTGTACCCAGAAGATCGGCGCCGCCTGCGTGCAGTCCTATCTTGCCGCCACCCGACAAGGGGGCACGTTGGCATTGCTCTTCGCCGTAGATAAACTCGTTGAAGTATTTCGATAGGTCTACTTCGTACTTGTCACCCTTGGCTTTTTGGGGATTGCCCATACCTAGTCTCCTTAGAAGGTGAAATTAATTCGCTCGATGATGAATGGACGGGATGAGCCGTGAAGGTATGAGCTGTAGTCAAAAAAAGAGAAGTCGTTTTCCTCTCTCTCATGGCAGGCATCGCATCGGTATTGAAACTTAGGTCTTATCTTTTCACAGCCACACGAAGAGCACGGGCGCTGCCATGTTTTCGGAGCCTTTTTGAACTGGTACTTGGCGCCAGGGAAATACTGGAGCCCGCGCTTCATTAGGATGCGCTTCAATGTATCTACGCAGCAGCCCAGCTCACTAGATAATTGTTGATGAGTGAAGTTTGAATGTTCTTTAGCGAGCCAAATCTCCTGATCGTCCGTCAGGATAATCTGTCTTGTCATCGTCTTCCTCGTATCTATTTTTTTTTAATTAACATGGTTGTTACGGATACGCAACTAATGTTCTGTAAATGGGTTGACTATTCTGACAAAGACGTTAAGATCGCTAAAGACGTAGTTGGCGCAGACAAATGAAGTCATGCACCATCAGGTGCCTGTCTTCATGCGGATGAGTAAACGTGAAGCGGCGACGCGATCTTAACGAAAATACTACGACAAAAAAAGTTGTGTCTACGGCTTGACCGACGTGTATCTACGACGCTACTTTTGAAGCAGGAGTAAAGGCACCTACCCTCCCAGACAGGGTGCTTTATTTTTTCCATCTCCTGTTTTGCTCATGCAAAAAACTAACCCCCGGTCGCTAGGTTACGAACTACGCCGGGGGTTTTCTTTATCCTAGTTCTGCAATCCTTGAGCCATGGTCCACCGCTCTGATTGGTGCCGTCCATTCTCTGACGGTAGATAGTGGGCGCTGAACCTTCTCAGCTATCTCTCTGTCACTAAGTGGGGCGCGAGCGTGCCCCATGCCATCTTGCCACTGACTTGCATACCGCATCGCTAGTTGCTTTGATGTAAGACTGGAAACCACACGAACATTCTCAGTCTCATCATGGCCGGCGTACCCCACATACATAACTGGTTCGTGCATGTCGGTGTATTCTCGCACCTTACCGTAGCGAAGCTCTGTGCATACCTCCAACCTCTCACCATCATTGAGTGCTGGCTTGACTGATAGCCGCTCCATGGGCGTATTGTATAAGTCGCCATCGAATAGCCCAGCCTTGGCCTGAGCTGTAGCTTTGTCTGTAAAAACCTGGGTGATTTTTATCTGTGTCTCGAGAACCGTTAGCTGGTTCGAGCTACCCGCTACACGACCAGACACGTTGCCGTCACTTGGTTTGTTGGAGTGGTGAACAAGTATAACGCTCATTCCAAAGTTCCGCAGCTTGAGGCAGAGTTGGTTTATCTTCGACCACTCCTCTGCACTATTCTCTTCCAGCCCTGGGAACGCAGAACGAACCGTGTCGATCACAATGATGTCTGGCTTCGTGGCTACAATCCATTGCTGTAGCATCTTGAGACCCTCTGGCTTACGAAGGTTCATCTCATCCGCGTTGTCAAAGGGTGCGTAGATTACAAAGTTGTCACCAGCATCGCCGAAGGAAGACATGCTTCGCTCTAAAAATTTCTGGACGTTGGTGCGTGAGTTTTCAAAATCACAGTATAAAACTCTTGGCTTTCTGTTTAGCTGAAATGGACCGAAGCGGTCTTGCCCAGCAGCGGCAGCATACAACAAGTGACGAGTGAACATACTTTTACCGTGACCAGAATACCCGTGGACCTGACATATAGTGCCTGACGTAGGTATGAACGGCTCTACAAAGTATTCTACGCTACCGGCCTCGTCCTTCAATCGGGCGATGTCGGCGGTCGTTATTCCCCTGATCTTTTTGGGCTCCGCCTCTTCTTCCTTATGCTCTTCCAATCTATCTGGGTGGTTCTTAGCTTCCATCTCCTCGACGCGACGGCACATCTGATCGACCTTCTTGCTGTCGATAAGGTCCAAGTAGAATGCTTCCATAAATTTGTATGCGTTGTCTATGAGGTCTTGGCCGCGCATACCTTGAGCGGCCCCCTCGGCGATGCACTTCCAAAGGCGGTCGTCTCTGCCGTTACCCCCGCCATCAGGCAGCTTACCTCTCCGGTCCACCAACTCAGCGGTGCTTTCCCAGATAGATAAGTGGGCCGACACACCTTCAAGAGACATGCCTTCAAACTTAAACTGGTTGAAGTCTACTACATTCGGCCCGGAGCTTACGATCTTTGGCGCCGTATATACAGGCAGGTCATCCCAATCCGCGCCTTGCATGATACGCCATTCGTACCCCTTACTAGGAGGTAGTAGCGCAAACCCTTTGGAGCCGCGAAGGTCTAAGCCATCTACGCTAGGCCACTCGGCGCCATCGCCCGTCACGCCTGTGCGGTTCTTAATCCAATCTACACCACGAGGGTACTTAAAGTAGTAGTGCCACCCGCGCTTTGT